TACAACCTTCAAATTTTTTAATTAGATTAATTCCGTTTTTACTCGTTTTCATATTTTGGTTAATTTAGCTATTGCAGTCGCTGTAGTTCCAACCGTTACTAATATTGCACCAATTGAAGCCGTAGCTGGTAATGTCACTAAACCGCTTCCAATTATTCCAACTATTATACCGAAGTTAATTACTTTTTTGAAGAAATGCGGAGTTTCACTATTCCATCTTTTTTTTATCTCTCTCATATTATTTATTATTTATTATTGCACTAAAATATTACCTATTTCATTTGTTAAATTCTTAAATTCTTTATAATCAAAATCACAATTATTGTTATTCCTTACAAAGTCTAAGCCCAAATAAGCCACGAATTTACCATCTTTAAAATAAGGAGCAATATATACGCTTTTTATTCCTTGTCTATTAAGTGCTATATATGTACTCGTTTCTTTAATTTCTTTTATATCACTATAAATCATTCTATCTAACATAACTTGTTGAAGAAAGTTAGGAAATAAAGATACAGGTAAATTTTGCAAGTTTTTTGCTTCTGAACTTATACCATTAGCACAAACTTCAAATGACATCGAGGTATGATTTCTATGAGTATTATCATAGTACATTATACTATTACTGAATTGGAAAATATATGCCCTATCTGCTTTATATTTTATCATCAAACTATTCAACATTTGCTGAATTAAAACATTATTCGTTACGTCCTCTTTAATTGGGTCTTTTTCTTCAATCTTTTTTTCAACTACTTCAGTTATTAAAGGTTGATAAGAATAAAGCACTAACCCCACGAATAGAAGGATTAGAGCTATATTTTTCATTTTGCGTAGTTCGGTAAGGATAAGTCTTATTTGATTCATTACAAAATTATTTCTATATCACTTTCATCAATATTAAATAAACGAGCCATTTGAACACGAAAACCTAAGTAATAAAGGTATTCAGTCGCTTGCGTATAATTCAAATTACTAGGCACTTCGTTTTTAACTAAATTGTATAAAGCGTTAGTTTCTTCTGCTGTAACGGGGTACATATTAGTTACTAATGATTTCCCACTTTCACTTGAGTATTCGTACATAAAGTTATTATCAAATCCAAATCTTAATTGTTGATTACAACTTTGTAAAGTTCCTGTTACTAATCCTGTTTCCTGTCCTGTTACTCCGTTGTTATACGTTACTGGTATTAATGTTTTAATTTTCATATTTATTTTTATTATTATGCGTAAATTACCTCTGTTGTGTCAATTGCACAAGTCCATTGTATGTTTGTCGTGCTTGCCCCAATTACTGTTACTGTTAAACAACCTAATGTTGTGTTAGCCGTTAATGTCGGTGTTCCCCAAGATGGTGTATTTTGAACTACATTTACATTTGATATTAATAAAGTAGTTGTACCTGCACTTGTACCTCTTTGAATTATACCATCAATATCCCACGCACTAGTATTTGTTGAGCCACTTTGTCTAGCTATAATTGAACCTTTAAATCTAATTGAATTATTGTTTTGTAAGGTTAATTGAGTATTACTAGCAACTGCATTGTTTTGAACAGTTAGAACAGTTGGCGTTGCATCTGTAGTTCTTTTGTTTAATATTAATGTTGATTTTTGACTATCACCATTAACGGCAAATGCAGAACTAAATACATGCCTATTAACTACTCCAAAATCATTACCATTATATCCACAAACAAATGAGCTAGTTCCACTTGCAACATTACTTGCATTACAAGTAAATGAGGTTTGTCCATTTGAATAATTAGCATTTCCAAAAGCAGTTGAGTAAATACCACTAGCAAAATTAGCAAATCCCATAGCCACGGATACTTGACCGATAGCCGAACTAAGCCATCCAGCAGAAAAAGAACCGTAATTTCCACTAGCCGTAGTTTGAGCACCAAAAGCAGTTGAGTAAAGACCACTTGCTATATTGCTTGAGCCACCCCCAATAAATGACCAATCACCACTAGCTACCTGCGTGGCATTACCTCTTGCTATTTGTAAATCAACTGCATATTGACCTCTCTTATTTCCACCAGTTATTGTATTATCTGGAATATTACCTAATATTGCCCCAGTACCCTTTGGTCTTACTACAAAATCCGCATTTGTTGTACTCGCAATAGCTGTTAAACTATCTACATTTACCGTAGCATTAGGCGAAGCCGTATTTTGTGCTTCTGTAAAGTAAGTTAAACCGCCTGATGAAGGAGTTGCCCACGTACCATCACCCCTTAAAAATTGAGTGGTGTTATTCGGTGCTTTTGGGGCAAAGCCATGCTTGGTAATTGATACGTTATTCGTAGTTATATCAGTTGTTGTTATTGTAGCATCTGAGATGATTTGATCTCCTGTATTTGTTCCTGAAGTATTACCTAACAATGTACTTTCAGCACTTGTTATTAATCTTTCTCCAGCTACTTTATCTACTTTTAAATCTAATTGATCATCAACTGCTTTTACTGATGGATATAAAGTATCGTTTATCGTTGTAAAATCAATTGCTTTATTAGTATTTAATTCAACATTACTATCTAAAAACGTCTCAACCAAATCAGGCACAACAGCAGTTACATAAGTGTCAACCGCTTGCGTTGTTGGATAAAGTGTATCGTTAATTGTTGTGAAATCAGTTACTTTATTATCGACATCTTCAGCATTTAAACTAAGCAATGTTTGATCACCTGTATTTGTTCCTGAAGTATTGTTTAATTTAACCTTATCTTCTGCATTAAGCAAACCAGCTTCTACATTTGTAGCCTGCGGAATAGTAACATCCGCACCTGTCGAGCTTTCAATCTTAAAACTTGTAGCAGTTTTTGTAGATAAACTTAAATTAGTTGTTGAAGTTAATCCTGCATCTATAAAAGCTCTAATTTCGGCAACCGTAGTTTCATTAGTTCCACCCTCATCTAAGATAGTATCTTTGTTCTTTTGATGTGCTAAAATAGTTGGAAAAGCATCTATCCAATCTACCCCGCCAATTACTGGAGTTACACCAGTTGATACTTCAGTAGCTCGCCACAATCTACCACCATATGTACAGTATTCGCCAGCTAAATAGCTTCTGTCAACATCAAATGTTAAGTTACTATCTTCTACAGAATTAATTGCTACAAAATCATCATAAATTTTGATAATATTAGTGTCAAATTCAGCACTTGTTAAAGTATCTTCTTTATTTATTAACGGCAAATTGTCCGTTTCTCTTAAAATTAAACTATCACTATTCATTAGCTTCCTATATTTCTAATTTTTATACCATTAGTAAAATTAACATTTTTATCGCATTTATATAGCGGATAACTTGCTTTATTTCTATCTAAAAATTTCTTAATGTTTTCTTCGCAAAATGTAGCTCCTGAACGTGCTTGTGACACTAATCTACTAATTGTTTTTTCTTCTACTTTGTCCGAATATTGGTTAGTCTTGTGAACTAATCCTGTTGCTGTAGATATTACATTTGAATTTGCTAAATAACGAGCGTAAGTTGAATAAACTAAATACTGTTTTATTCCATCTAAGTAATACACTTCATTTTGGTAAGTATATTGACCACCATTAAATAATAAATCGTATTTATCTAAGGAAGGCAAAGCTGAAAAATCCGCTATTAAATCTAAATAGAAAGCATCACCTATTAATTCACGTAAATCGAAGTTTTGAGCTTCTAAAATATGCGGAGTTAATTGTTTAATTTCATTAACATTTAAAGAAATAGACTTAACCGCCTGAATATTTGCAAGTGTTATTAATTTTGTTGTTATCATAATGAAAGCATTTGATTTGTTTGTTCCTCACTTAAGCCAAATAATACCTTTAAAGTACCTTTTTTCTGATCTATTGTTAATGTTTGGTCACTTAATATAGATGTCAAAGCTTGCGTACCCCCAACTCCCAAAGTAACCGCTAATAAAGTAGTATCAGCTTTTAAATCAGTTGCCTCCTCATCTCCATTTGCTATTCTAATTTCGTTTTTTGTATAATAAGAAAGATATTCGGGTGCAATTGCCTTGCTATATTTCAACGGTAAAATAGAATAGTCATTTGAAGGGCAAATATTATAGTAAAAATTAGTAAATATTTCTGTTAATATTTCTTCAATTACTAACCTATCATCTGAGGTAATCCCATTATAATAGTCGAAAGCGTCACTTATTTCCTTTGACGTGCCTAAACTACCAGCAACACGTAAAAGTAAAACAGGAGGAATCAAAAACATTTTAATTATAGCATCACGTGAACTATTTTCTGTGTATTCGTATAAACCGTCGTAATTTTGAATATCTAATTTCTTTAATTCGATAGCTTCTTCATTGCTTTCACGTTCTATTACCATTATACGACCTGCACCTTCGCCACCTTGAAACGCTCTCATATTTTCATCAAACAATTCTGCGTCCTCATCACTTTCAGTTTTTCCCATAACCAATAAATGAGAAGCTAAAAAGTTGTCGGTTGCCGTAGAATGTTTGAATTTCTTTAGTTGACCTTCCGTAAGCATATCCTCTAAAACTGCATCAAATGGTGCTAAAGGATATTCGTTCATAGGCGAATAGTAAATCTGACCTTTGTAAAATTCCCATCCT